CAAGCGGTAATGTATGATAATGTCTATAATGTAGATAATAGCGCGGTATAACGCGAGCGCTTAACCGCTTACGCTCGCGCTCGCATATACCATCATAGGAGGACGACATGAAACCACAGGAGGACTCAAGGCGGCTCGCGTCTCTCAGGAGCTCCGGCGCTCTCAAGGGGTATAGGGGTGCGCTCTGGGCTCTGCTACTGGGCAACGGCGCGGGGAGTTTTCTAAACCCGTCTCTCAGGATTTTTGACAAGGGGTCCTCTCCGGTGCTGCCTATCTGGGCGACGCTGCCCAGCAGATACGGCGCGATGCCTGGTCAATAACCGGAGATCAGAGCTCCGGCTCCGGTATGGTTCTCTCTCTGTGGTTTCATGCAGAATAGGCGACGCTTACGCTCCGATCTGAGCGGCGACTCTGCGAAAAATGCAGGGCGAGGGCTCCGGAGGTGCAGAAAATTGGAGGTAAAACGCGATGCAATTACCGGCTCAGCTTGAGACGCTCCGCGAGCGTAAAATATGGGTGTGCTATCCGATGATAGAAAACCCGTCGAAGCATGGCGGCGTGGGCGGCTTCGATAAGCCGCCGATATGCGCTTACACGCTCGATAATGCGAGAATAGATAACCCGGCTCATTTAGCTACTTTCGATGAGGCGGCGGCTCATATCGGAGAGATCACGACGGTAACAAACAAGGGCTCTCGCGTCGAGTGCACTATAATGGGCGTGGGTATCGCTCTGGGCGCTACTGGGCTTATCGGAGTCGATCTCGATAACGTCGTCGTCTATCGTGACGGCGACTATAAACTCACTCGCGAGGCCGGAGAGATCATATCGGCGCTCGCGTCGTATACCGAACTCTCACCCAGCTTTAGCGGTATACATATCCTTATCGAGGGCGAGCTACCCGGCGACTATGAGCACAAGGCGAGAGGCAAGCTCGACAATTACGGCGAGCGAGTCGCAGAGTATGAGCTCATAAACAACGGATATATCACGATCTCCGGAGTAACGTCTCCGCGATATAACTATCCTCTCGCTCAGCGCGAGGCAGAACTCGCCGACGTTTACGCTCGCTATATCAAGAAAGTACCGGCGATAGATGCTCCATGCGAGCGGAGGCCGGAGGCGGCTCTCTCTGTGGTTTCATGGGATAGCGTGGATATATCAAAGCTCACTCCAAAACAGATACTCGGCGGCGTGTTCTTTAGCTATGAGCGGTGGTTATGGGATGTGCAGCGGCTCAGCGATGCGGAGATACTCGACGGCATATTTAAGAGCGGGACTTTCGGCGAAAAGGTGCGACGGCTCTACAATGGAGATATAACCGGCTTTAAGTCTCAGAGCGAGGCCGATCTTACGTTGATGAGCTACTTTTATAAATTCACTCAGGATAGAGCTATCACGGAGAGGCTCTTTCGGTGCTCAGCGCTATACAGGGCGCGAGGCAAGAGTCGAAACTATATCGAAAAGACGCTCGACAGAGCGGAGAAAGATAAAGACGTTGACTCTCAAGGGAGGCCGGTAACTATGAGGGCGTTTACTGGGCATGTTACGCTTACTCCTGAAGAAAAATGGGCGTATAGGCAAGCGAAAGAGGCTCAAGAGCGCGAGGCTCAGATCAGGGCGAAAAAGAATAAGCAGCCGTTTTAACGGAGGTGTGGACGATGGCAGAATTTAAGATACTCTCAGATGATGAATACGCGAAACTCTCCGATGAGGCTAAAGTCGAGTACATGATACAAAAGTATCAGTATCTCACGGATAACGGCGCGGCTCTGGGCGATCTATTGGAGATCATTAAGGCAAAGCAGCAGGGCGACGGCGAGGTATGGGCTACCGGCTTTCAGTCTCTCGACGACGCTCTCGACGGCGGCTTTATGGGAGGCGAGCTTATCTCTCTGGGCGCTATAAGCTCTCTGGGCAAAACGTCTCTCGCTCTGCAAATTGCGACGGCGATAGCGGAGGCCGGTAAAGACGTTTTGATATTTAGTCTCGAAATGAGCAAAGATGAACTTAACGCAAAGATGATAAGCCGATATAGCCATATTATCGCTATGCGCGATAAAAAGATAAGTCGAGAAAGTCGGCTTACTCATATGGACATCATTAAAGGCAGAGTCGGCGAGCTCATTTTCGGTGTGGCGATGGATGAAAAGTCAAAGCTCTTTCTCGATGCTTACGCAGCGGCTCAGAGAGTAGCTCAACACTTTAGAATATTTGTGGGTAATAATGATATATCCGTCGATACCGTGAGGGCGGCGGTAGAGTATCATATCTTGTCAACCGGTGGACGGTGGGAGGTGGATAGCGAGACGGGAGTAAGAAGGTTGACGGGAGGCCGGAGGCCGTTTATCATTTGCGACTATTTGCAAATTTTACAGCCCAGCGAGGCGGCACGAACCAACGAAAAGCGGCTCTTAACCGACTATGATGTATCGACGCTCAAAACCATAGCTCGCGACTTTAAGATACCGGTATTGACGATCTCCGCTTTTAACCGGACATCGTATTTAGAGCCGGTGAGTATGAGCTCTTTTCGTGAGAGCTCCGGTATCGAGTATTCGAGCGATATAGTGCTCGCGATGCAGTATCAGGGCATGAACTACGAAAAGCACTATTTCACGAAAAAGAACGGCAAGCGAGTAAAGGTCTATGAGTCGAAACAGAGGCACGATAACAGGGTGAGAAACATCTTTGAAAAGGCCGAACAGGCTCCAAAGCCCGGCGAGGATAAGCGAATACCGCTCGAATTGAAAATGCTCAAGCGGCGACTCAGCCCGAAAAAGTCTCTTTCGTTTACGTTTGTACCAGCTTTCAATTATTTTGAGGATGGCATAAAACCCGGTGATGAGTATAAGGTTGACGACGATCTCTTACTCGACTGGGAGAGCGAAATAGGCGACGACGCTCCGGCTCCGGAGGCGGCGACTGAGGCTCAGCCGGAGAAAGGACTCTCGAGAGCTCAAAAACGGATGCAGAATTACCAGAAATAAAGACAAGTCTAATAATGTGGCGTATTGGTATTAACCGATACGCTTTTAATTTTGTCTTATCGGTAATACGGTAATATCGTATTGACAATAATAAAGAATGACGCTATAATATTAGCATAGGGTAAATATTGGTAATTTGATAAGGTGGTTAATATGAGTGATGTGTTTTTAGTCGATACCGGCGAGCGAAAAGAGTTTATCGACGCGAGGCTCTTTAATGCTCACTCAGGCGCGGGACATTACGTCAAGATCACGCTCACGGCTCCGATAATAAAGGGCTTTATCGCCATATGTGGCGACGGCTCCGGCGATGATGTGACGTATATCTCGCTCGATCACGTCTCAAAGATCAGGGTAGATAGCGAGGATGTGCAATATCTCGCTCAGGCTATGGGAGGCTCTAAATGGGCGTATTAGAGAGGCTTTTCAAACGGCGCGAGGTACAGCGCTCGAAGCTCATACAAGAGCCGGTATACGGCTTTTCGAGCTTCTCAGGCGATGCTTATAGCTCCGACGTTTACCGCGAGGGCGTGGACGCTATCGCGAGAAATGCGAGCAAGCTCAAGGGCGCTCACGTTGTCAACTATGGAGATCAGCAGCGCAAGAGCGGCGACGCGAAACTAAACCGGCTCTTACAGGTGAGGCCGAATAAGTTTATGAGCGCTTTCGACTTTATGTATAAGCTCATAACCCGGCTCTATCTGTATAATAATGCTTTCGCTTATCTCGATAGAGACGGCTCCGGCAACGTGAGAGCGATATACCCGATCACGGCGAGCAGGGTAAACATACTCAGCGACGGCGAGGGCTCTCTCTTCTGTGGTTTCATGCTCCGGACTGGGCGCGAGGTGATACTACCGTATGACGACGTTATCCACCTGAGACGCTTCTACAATGACGGCGACATACTGGGCGACGACAATAGCGCGATCATACCCGGTATAGAGCTCGCTCAGACTCAAAACGAGGGTATCATACAGGGCATAAAAAGCGGCGCTAAGATCAGAGGTATACTCAGCTTTACGCAGATACTCAGCCCGGCAAAGCTCAAAGAAGAAAAAGAGGCTTTTATCTCCGACTATCTCTCGATGGATAACGAGGGCGGTATCGTGGCGGTGGATAACAAAATGGACTATAAGCCGCTCGATCACAAGCCGGTGATACTCGACGCAGAGCAAGCAAAGCAGATCAGAGGCAAGATATTTAGCTATCTGGGCATATCTGAGGCTATCGTAAACGCGGACTATACCGAAGATCAGTATAGCGCTTTTTATGAGTCGGTGCTCGAACCGATCTCGATAGCGCTCTCGCAAGAGTATACCGCGAAACTGTTTAACGAGCGCGAGCAGAGTTTCGGTAACTCTATCGTGTTTGAGTCGTCCCATTTGCAGTTTACCAACAATAAGACGAAAGTCGAGCTTATCTCCAAACTCGCGCCATATGGACTACTCACAATTAACCAGGCGCTCGCGGTGCTCGCGCTGCCCAGTGTACCGGATGGCGACCGGCGCTTACAGGCGCTCAACGTGATAGATCAGGCGCTCGCGAGTGAGTACCAGTTAGGGCGAGTCGATAACCGGCTCAAGGGTGGAGACAATGACTCGGCGACGGAGTGACTATAAGATATGCGAGTTTTGCGGCGCGGCTCTCGATGTGGGCGAGCGGTGCGACTGTGCAGAGAGTGAGGCTTTCAGACATGAAAGAAATTCGAGTAACAGAAATTCGAGCGAAAGAGCCGACGGCAGACGGCGACAAAGCTCTTATTTTGAGCGGGCGAGCGGTGGTATACGACTCGCCGACTCAGATC